GTCCGGATTCACAGACCTCTCAGGCCTAGAATCTACCGCATACTTACGTGACCGGTTCATCTTTCCAATGTTAATGCACACCAAGACCACAGTAGTCAAAGCTGACGCTCCCAACAAACTAAGAACCATCTGGGGTTGCTCCAAACCATGGATCATCGCCGATACAATGTTCTTCTGGGAATATTCTGCTCACGCCAAACTCAACCACGGTTCGACTCCAATGCTATGGAGTTTTGAAACAATAACCGGCGGATGGTTTCGCTTAAACGCTGCCCTCGCAGACAGACTGCTCCTCTCTTCCTACGTAACCCTCGACTGGTCCCGTTTCGACAAGTTCGCCCGATTTCCACTTATCAGGAAAATCATGACCGCTGTCAAACACCAATTCCTCGATTTCGAACATGGATATGTACCTACCTATCAATATCCAGACACTCGTCATCAATGGGACGACCACCAAACGCAACGGATCAACAATCTGTTCGAATGGACACTCGAGAACCTATTTCACGCACCTATCGTTATGCCTGACGGCAAAATGTATAAGCGTAAACACGCTGGAATACCTTCTGGTCTATATATTACTCAACTTCTTGACAGTTGGTACAACTACGCAATGATCGCAACGATCTTGTCCGCTCTCGGTTTCATACCGAATCGCTGTACCATCAAAGTCCAAGGTGACGATTCCGTCATCAGGCTCAATGTCTTGATACCCCCGTCTACTCATCAACTTTTCCTTTGTCGAATTGAAGAGCTAGCATCACACTACTTTGATGCAGCCTTATCTCTGAACAAGAGTGAGATGTCCAACACACTAAACGGAGTTGAAGTTTTATCATATACAAATCGTAACGGCATACCACACCGTGACGAAATCAAGATGATGGCTCTATTCTATCACACCAAGTCTAGAAACCCACAACCTGAGATAACAATGGCTCAAGCCATCGGTTTTGCTTACGCAAGCTGCGGCCACCACGCCCGTGTCTACCTCGCACTTGAAAATTTGTACACCCATTACTACAACCAAGGATACTCAGCCAACCGCGCTGGCCTATCTCTAGTATTTGGAAACTCCCCTGATCTAACAATGGAACACATCGATGTCGACCATTTTCCTAGTATCTCTGAGATCCAACAATTCTTCCTCTACACTGAATACCGGAATGTCAACCAAGAAAATAAAACTTGGCCTTTAGACTACTTCACCCTTCCGCCTTGTATCCGTGATGATGATTAGAATTTATTCTTGTTTATATTCATATAAACCTAATTAAAAAAAAAGAAAAAAAGAAAAAACACGCGTC